CAAAAGATCTAACTGGTAAACTGTTAGGCGCGCAACGAGAGACTAAAGCTGATCAATGGGACGTTGTAGAATTTCCTGCCATACTTCCATCTGGTAAACCATTATGGCCTGAGTATTGGAAGAAGGAAGAATTATTATCTGTTAAAGCTTCAGTTAGTATTACGAAGTGGAATGCTCAATATATGCAAAACCCAACTTCAGAAGAAGGAGCAATCATTAAACGATCATTAAACGTGAATGGTGGAAGCGTTGGGAAAATGATTGGATACCTGCACTTAAACACGTCATACAATCTTACGATACAGCATTTAGTAAAAAGGAATCTGCTGACTATTCAGCCATTACGACTTGGGGAGTTTTCTATGAGAACGACGATAGTGGTGCTAATTTAATATTATTGGATTGTCAAAAAGGAAGATGGGATTTTCCTGAATTAAAACAAGTTGCTTATGATCAATGGAAGTATTGGGATCCTGATACTGTGATTATTGAGTCAAAAGCTTCTGGTCAACCACTTACTGATGAATTAAGAAAAATGGGAATACCTGTGGTAAACTTTAGTCCATCAAAAGGAAATGATAAGCATACAAGGGTAAATTCGGTTGCACCTTTATTTGAATCTGGTATGATATGGGCGCCTATGCAAGACTTCGCAGAAGAAGTCATAGAAGAGTGCGCAGCATTCCCATTTGGCGACAATGATGACTTGGTCGATTCAACGACTCAAGCCATTATGAGATTTCGGCAAGGTGGATTTGTATTACATCCTGATGATTACAAGGAAGATCCACAGCCACAACGTAAGAGGATTTATTATTAATGAAGTTATGGGAACTAATTAGAGATTTTAAATTAAAAAATGGCAGAATGCCTTTTGGTAGAGAGTTAGAAAATTTAAAGAAGATGGCTTCCGATCTTGAGTTTCGTGAAAAGCTAATAAGAATACCAGAAAAAAATTTTCCACCATTTTATGAAGCTAGACCTATGGAAGGTCCAAAAGCAGAAGTTAAACAATTTCCAAAAGAGAAAATAGTTAGACAACCATCTGAAACTACTGAACCAGGTGGTCTTGAAAGAATTGCAAAAGAGTTAGAAGATATGCAAGAGATTGGAAAAGAATATAAGGATACAAGTGTTTCTGATTTTCTATCTGATTATTTTGATATGCCAAAGAAAACAACACCTAAAAAAACTATAACTGAATTAAATGGAGTTAAGTTGTATGGTGATGAAACTTTTGAAGAATTACAAATTATAAAAGACACAGGTAAGCATCCAAGAAATAAAGCTGATGGTGGAAGAATTAAAAATAATGATGGTGGATTAAATTCATTAAAAAAAACTTATGATAAAGTTGGAGACTTTGTAACTAAATATTCTGGAATAGATTCTATAATTAAATTAATTAATTATTTAGATAGTATTGGAACACCAGAATACACAGTAGATCCATTCAATACAAAACCTTTAAAGAGACCTCTAAGAGCTCCGAAGTTACCAAAAAGAAAAACAGAAGGTTTAGATTATTTATTAGGAATGTAATATGGAATTTAAGAAATACAAAATGGCTATGCGTAATCGTATTAGTCCTAAGAATAGAGATTTTGTCATAGACAGAGAAAGAGCACCTTTTGATGATAACGTTTCTAATCTTGGTGAACAACCAGTATTTTCTCAAAACGAATTTACAACTACTCCTATGATAGATCCTGCAGAATTTCCTGCAAGAAAAGAATATATGCAATCATATGCTGTGGGTGGAAATGTTAGACAATTGTTTGGTGATGGAACTTTACCAAAAAATGTACAAAAGTTTTTAATTGAAACTTTTCCAGATCTTAAATTAAAGTTTGGTAAAGGACTTCCTAAATATGGGTTATTAACTAACAATAAAAATTATAATAAAGTTTTACAAGCTGCAAACAATAAACTTAAGAACCCTAACTATGTTTTTAATCCTGACTTTGAATCACTTAAATATGATAAAAATTTTGGAACATCCAAACAACTATTAGAAAAAGCAAGATCAAAAGGCATCTATGTTAATGAAAAAACAAGAACAGATATTTTTGCAAGAAACTTTAATATAAAATCAAAACCAAATCCCTACAGTTCAAATAATCCTCCTCATTTAATATATGATTTAAGTTCTTTAGATGATCCTAAAAAAGTAGAACAAATTATTAAAAAACAAATTAAATCTGGTTCTTACACATCAGAAACAGGTGAAAAATATTTAAGTCAAGAAGAACAAGCAAGAAAAAAAAGAGAAACATCCGCTAAAAGAACAGAAGCTATTAAAGAATATAGTGTGCCTTCTCTTGAAAGAAGTTATAGGGGAACCAAAGATGTTAATTTATCTCATATGGATGATATTTTTAATCAATATACTACAGGATATACTTTAGGATATGCTCCAGGAAAAATAAACAAAGAATTTTTAACTACCTATGATAATAAAATAAAAGCTTTGTATGAAAAAAGAAAAAGATTAAATAAACAAAAACCAAAAGGTTATTTAAAAGAATTAGAAAAGATAAATGAAAAAGGAGCAAGGCTAGCTGGTGAAACAGGTGGATATAAATCTTTTTTATTTGAAGATCCCTATAGTCAAAAAACATATCAGTTTGGTATTGATTATGGCAAGACTTTAGATCCTACTGGAATATTAAAAGGTAGACGTTTACAAGATGTTGTAATTCAAGGAAACCCTCTTGATCCTAATTCAAAATTAGTTTTAGATCTAAGCCCCGAAGAATCTTTTATTTTTGAAAAAAATAGAAAAGAAGTTTTAAAATCACAATCTAAAATTAACCCAACTAAAAAGATNGAAGAAATAGAAACATCTAATAAAAAAATTGTTAAAGATGTGGAAGATAATTTTCTTGGTATAATTGGTTGTGCCAATTCTAATACGTTACAACCAAGAAATAAAATAACACGAGTTGAAAGTTCTGTTGGTGGGAGAATTGGTTTTGCTAACGGTCCTAAACCTGGAAATAGTTGTATAGAAAAAGGTAAGAAAAAACTTGAAGAAGGCAGGATAGGTAAATCAGAATTAAATGCCGTAGAAAAATCATTAACTGAATCAGGAAAAATGACGCCCGCTGCTAAGAAATTTTTTACAGCAGCAAAAACAGCAGCTAGAGTTGGAGGAAAGATTCCTCTTGAATTAATATCAATTGGTTTTGGACCAGCGGGAGTAGTTGCTGGAGCTCTTCTTGAATTAGCAACTGTGCAAGATGATATTATGAGAGGAGATTTAAAAGAAGCGTGGAGAAATACTTTTCCTGGTATGATACTGAAAGGAGCAGAAAATTTAGTTGGTGTAGATTTAACAGGTTCAAAAAGAACAGATATATTGAAGTATGCTAAAAATCCTGAAGAGATAGCATCCGTTAATCAGATGTTTGATTATCTTGAAGGAACAGAAAAATATAATGAAAAGATTGGAGACCTTGAACTTATAGCTGGTGATATTTCGGCAAACGAACAAATACAAGAACCAGAAGCAGATTTAATGACTTATTTATCTTCACAACAATTTTATGATGTAGAAGATCAAGCTAAAAAATTACAAGCAATATTAGATGCCCAAGAAAAAGTTGTAGGAACAGCAGAAGGCCAAAAAATGAGTATAGATGTTTTAAGAAGAGAGATTGAAGGCAGATACCCTACGGCTAAAAAGCTAAATCCTAATTTAAGTTTAGAAAAATTTGTAGACGATGAAATAAATAGAATTTATTTTGGTATTCAAAAACAAGCTGCACCTATTCCTGATGTCATTGATCCAGATACTCAATTTAATTTAATGAATCCTGTGAGACAACCTTTTGCAGGAGGTGGTTTATCTATTCAAGATAAAATACAAGAACTGTTAGCTTCTATACCAGGATTAATGATTGCAGACTTTGTACCTGTTTCTGAAAAAGTACAATTAAAAAGATTGTTCGATCAATTCAATGACAGATATATGCGTAAGGCAGAAGGTGGAAGAATTGGTTTTAAAAATGGACCAGANNACATTAANAAATCAAGAAGATTATTTAGTCAGTTATTACTCGGTCTAGCTGCATTACCTGTAGTTGGAAAATATTTAAAACTTGGAAGAGGAGCTGGCAAAGTTGCTAACATTACAATTAATAAAACAGCAGGTATGCCAGAATTTTTTGAACCTTTGGTTAATAAAGTTATAAATGAAGGAATTGATATTACTNAAAAAATGTCAACACAGGAAAGACAAACTGTTCATATGGCAGACATAGCAAATCACGAAGTTACAGTTTATCGTCAATTAGATACTGGAGAAATAGATGTTTATATTAATGGTATGAATACAATATTCCAAGACCCAGTAAGATTATTATATAAACCTGGTCAAATATCAGAAGAGGCTTCTAAAATGTCAGGTAAACCAGTTAGAGAACCAGATGAATTTGTAGCACAAGAGTCATCACCTGCTTACTCAGGTAGCCCAGAAGATTATGAGGTAACTTCAGATGGTACTTTTGAAACAAATAACTTTAATGAGCTAGCAAGCGATCTAACTGAAGTAGAAGCAGCTGTTATGAAACAACCAGTAACTGAATTACAAAAAAGAAAAAAATTAGAAAGACTTAAATATTATGAGTCTAAAGAAGCCCAGCAAAAATTGTTAGATGAGCAATACGGTGAATATGATGATACTATGAGGGATGATGTTATAGATGAGTAATTATCCTAAGAAACACCTTATTCCACCTAAATCAGGTCCTCAACCACAAGGCTTGAATATTCAATATAATACTGTTAAAACAATACCTTCGGAGAAAATAAATGGCAGAAATAGACAAAACACTTCCAAATATAATGACTCAGCTCACACCAGAGCAAGAGACTGAACAAGTTATAGCGGACACAGAGATTTTAAATCCAAGCGGTGAAACTGAAGTTTTAGAAAATGAAGACGGCAGTGTAGATATTAATTTTGATCCAAACGCATTACAAAATATTCAAGCAGATCACAATGCAAATCTTGCAGAGTTTGTAGATGATTCAGTTTTGGGAAGATTAGGAAGTTCGCTTTATCAAAACTATCAAGATTATAAAACTTCCAGAAAAGATTGGGAAAGATCTTATAGAGAAGGTTTAGATTTATTAGGATTCAAATACGATAATCGAACAGAACCATTTCAAGGTGCATCAGGTGCAACGCATCCTGTTTTAGCTGAAGCCGTTACACAATTTCAATCATTAGCTTATAAAGAATTATTACCAGCAGACGGACCTGTGCGAACTCAAATTTTAGGATTGGCAACTCCTGATAAAGTTCAACAAGCTGGTCGTGTAAAAGATTTTATGAATTATCAACTTATGGATCAGATGAAAGAATATGAACCAGAGTTTGATCAAATGTTATTTTATTTACCTTTAGCAGGTTCATCTTTTAAAAAAGTATATTTTGATGCTGTAGAAAATAGAGCAGTGTCTAAATTTGTTCCTGCAGATGATTTGATCGTTCCGTATTCGGCTACCTCATTAGACGATGCGGAATCAATCATCCACATTGTAAAAATTTCTGAAAATGAATTACGTAAACAACAAGTTGCTGGTTTTTACAGAGACATATCTTTGAAACCAGGACCTATAAATGAAACTGAAGTTGAACAAAAAGAACGTGAACTAGAAGGTCAATCAAAAGGTAGAGAAGATGACATATTTAATCTTTTAGAGTTTCATACAAATTTAGATTTAGAAGGTTTTGAAGATGTAGGGCCCGATGGTGAGCTTACAGGAATTAAATTACCTTACATTGTAACTTTAGAAGAAAATTCTAGAGAAATTTTATCCATTAGAAGAAACTATGAAGTGAATGATCCTAGAAAAAACAAAATACAATATTTCGTACATTTTAAATTTTTACCAGGTTTAGGTTTTTATGGTTTTGGTTTAATTCATATGATTGGCGGATTATCTAGAACTGCAACAACTGCATTAAGACAATTAATTGATGCAGGAACATTATCCAATTTACCAGCTGGTTTTAAACAGCGTGGAATAAGAATTAGAGATGATGCACAGTCTATTCAACCTGGAGAATTTAGAGATGTTGACGCACCAGGTGGAAATATTCGAGATGCATTTATGATGTTACCTTTTAAGGAACCATCACAAACTCTCTTAGCACTTATGGGCGTCGTGGTACAAGCTGGTCAGCGTTTCGCATCTATAGCTGATCTTCAAGTAGGTGAGGGTAATCAACAAGCGGCAGT